GTAAGCTTGGCTGTCAACGTAACTGTTGAAGAAGATGAATTAAATCCCATATTAAAAGTCCATTGATAATTCTATTTTATTTTTTTTGATATCTCTATTAAGTTTACTACATAACGGTTGAAGATTGCTAAAATGGTTAAATCTAAGCAATTCTTCTTCTGATTTAGCTGATGAGAGAGGAATAACGTGGTCGATATCCCACCCGTAATTCAATTCACCATTATATTTTCCGTGATTATCCCAAGTCATCCAAGAAAGAAATTTTGATTCTAAATGTGATTTAAATTCTTCGAATGAACATCCCAATATTTCAGCCGTTTTTGATGATTTTCTAAATTTATATTTTTTAAAAGAATTAACAATTAAACATCTAGTATTTGCTATTAATTTATATAGTGGATCGTTTAGCTTACGTTTTTTTCTATATAAATTATGTGTGTTATTAATCTTTTCTTTATTTAATTTTTTCCAAGAGTTTATCTGCGCTTTAACTTTATCAGTATTTTTATTTCTGTAATTTTTCACATATTTTCTAGGTTTTTCTGGATTTAATACTCTCCATTGTTTTTGTTGTTCATAAACTGTATCAATATTTTCATGTACATATTTTTTCCTAGCCAATTTTTTAGCTTCGTTTCTCTCTTCCTCAGTTTTATATTTAATAGGTCTACTCATTAGAAATCAAGAGATAATTCTAGCATTATTGTTGTACCAGCAATTAAAGCAACTGGTTTGCTTAACTTTCCTATACATACCAAGTTTTGTGTACTATCATAAATTCCTACTTCACTAACTTTGATATTTGGAGGATTTGTAGAAGCATCTTTGCTTCTTGTAGGATTTGATGTTGAGTCGAATTGACCTGAATTAATTCTGACATCAAAAATTGTTTTATATATCGTAGCACCAATATATGTTTTCATATTTCCATAGAAAAATCTTTCATCACCAAATTGTAAGTATGTTGGTTGATTGATTGGGGCCATGTTTAATAATGTAACAAGATTAAAAGTTGTTGATCCAGAGTCTTTAATCTTATCTAAAACAAATCCATTTGTTGTTGGTGTTTGATTCTCCAATAATTTAGGATCAATTGTTTGACCAGTTACACTTGTAATAGCTGTAGATGTGAAATCATAAGATTTCCAAAGACCTGGATCAGGTCTAGTATTTGAATCTGTAACTATTTGATATAGCAATTTAAATTTGTTTGCATAGAAACCTAATCCATCATAACCAGCTTTTTCAAACTTACGCATGAAAGGCAATAAATCGACTTCGCTTATTCTAAAAGCAATGTCCTTAGCTGATGATGAATTATTAGTAACTTTAATATAATCTTGACAAGGTAAGCTACTGGTTAATCCAGTTACTCCAGTATTTTCAAGACTATAAGTCAAATAAATAGTACTGTTTGATGCTAGAACACCTGTAGATGTTCCACCACTTGGTGATGTAATATTAGCAGCTAATGATGGAAGCGTCCAATTTCTATTTGATTTATAAGAAATGGCAGCAACAATTTCATCATCATGAATAACAATCATTTTCAATTGTGGATAAACTCTACCTATTACCATAGCTGTTGTTGCTGATGAAATAAGACTTGGACTTTCAATCAAATCGATGTATTCAATATTGCTGGTGCCAATAAATTGTGTTGCACCAGTTGCTATAAATGTCATACCCATTGTTGTACCACTAGATGTACCAGTTAATGATCTGTGGTACATTAAGTCTGGCATATAAACACTGACGATCTTACTGTTTGTTGCATCTACATAAATGAACTCACCATAAAGATTTGAAATAGCATTATTTGTGTAATGAATGATTGATACTGATTTTGATACATCATCTGGATAACTGATTCCTGGTCCATTACAATTAAAATTAAGACTTGATCCTGTTGATTCACAAAGATATTCCAAATAAGGATTTTTCGTTCCTAAATATTGATATGATCCAAATCTTGTATAGTCTTCATATAATGTAGATGCACTCATACCAGCAAGATTTTCACACCAAACATTATTCATATTCCAAACTGGAACATCATGACATGTTATATTAACGGATGAATTAAATGAAAGTGTTCCAGAATCCCAATATGCAGTTGTGTTACCAGTTGCAATTGTATCATATACCTCACCACCTCTATAAATAATTACTTGGCTTGTTGCTGTATATGCTGAGAAGTTAGGTAGATTTCTATCTACTTCTATTGTTGTTCCTGTTATTCCTTGAATCTTATACCATAAATGTGGTAATGGTTTGATATTGGCATTTGGTGTTATTGAACCACTAACATTATTTGATAACTTGATTAAAACAATATCATTTACATTACATCCACTAGTTGTTACCAACACAAATTTAGTTCCACCACTGAAATGATTAGAACTTAAAACTTCATTATATGGTGAATAAGTTGATGCTGTAAGGGTTGTAAATACTAATGAAGAATCATCGAAAAAACCTCTTTCTGTTGCTTGATTATTTACAATAGCTTTAACAACATTCATATTTGACGCATCAATAGGTTGATATTGAGTTGTAGCATTTGTTGGTGTAATAAAGTATTTTAAATTTGGCTGTCTATCAAATGGACGCATTACCTTACTTGTTGCAGATAATACCACATCACTTGAATTTGCATCAACTATTTCTTCTCTATCATAATTGATCTCAGAGTCACCAATACTCCAAAATGAAAAATTAAGTTGTCCTAGAGCTAATTGTTCTCTACCTTTTTCAGTTAACTTTATGCTAACAAACGGATTTGTGCTATTAATTATGTAACTCATATCTTATAAATATCTTTGTTTTTCCTTTATTTTAGTTATAAATATCCAATTGTCAATAATATTAATACGAATTTATCGAATTCGTAAGTATTACTATTGGTATTGTATCACTGTATGTTGTGCTGTTAACTATGTTCCCACATAGATCAACGTAATTTTTACTGTTTTTGACCCTATAATACAGAGTTGTACCAGCAGTTCCACTGGCTACAAATGAATCTTGGTATATTGTTTGGCCCACTACATAATCTGTTGTACCAGTAGTGTAAAAAGATGAAAAACTGGTACCTGTACTTACTTGTAGAGTAAAAATACCATTTGTTTTTTGTGGAGCAGCATCTATTTTCCATGTAATACTAGGTGAATTGGTTATTAATCCATTTACCACTGTTGTTACTGGAAAATATGCAATAGTTATTATATCACCAACCATTAAATTACCTTCCAATATGATTCTATTTGGATTTGAAATCGATTGATAGTAGTCTAAACCATTAGCTAATGTTACACCATTGATCATAATGATTATTGATCCACCATTTGCTGGTTCAACTGATGAATATATTTCATATTTACCTGTTGTTGTGTTAAAATATGCTGTATTAATACCTTGTGCATCAGTAATACCACTTACTATTGGTGATTCAATATTAATATTATCACCAGCAATGGTGTTTCCACCATCAGTTGTATAAATCACAGTCAAAACATCTCCAGTTACAGTTGCTGCACTTAGTGTTACGATGTTTCCTGTGTATGTATAGTCCAAATTTGGTGCTAATACCAACCCATTTAGTGTTAATATGAAAAATCCAGCATACGTATTTGTTATTATGATGGTTGATTCTCCTTGTGGTAGTAATACTTGTTGGAATAATTGATTTGCAGCTGGAGTATTGCTTGAATTCTTTAAAAATATTGGTTTTTCAGCTGATTTTATTGCTAAAAAATAATAATCTAATTCACTATTATATAACCCATACGTTTTTCCGCTTCTGTATGTTAGTGTATCAACGGTTTTACCTAACTTATTCAAAAATTCAGTACATATAGGATATTCATAATATCCCTTTATCAAATAATCACCATCTAAGTTTAGATTAGAGACTAATATTGTTTGTAGGGTATAATTAGTTGCACTAAAAGTGGGATATTCAATAGGATCAGATTTATATACTGGTGGTAGAGTAAATCCAGAAACACTTGAATCATATTTGTATATTTCAAATTTAAATGTGGCTGAATTAGCTGTAAAACTTGACGTATTAGCTGTGAAATTAAATGTTAATGGTATTGTTGTAGCAGTACTAATAATATATTGAGTTGTTGAACCAGTGCAATTAATCTTTGACGCACTAATTCCACTTGAACCAGTGCAATTAATCTTTGACGCACTAATTCCACTAGTACCAGACATGATAAATAATGGACTATCAAAAATGCAAATATCAGAACTCATATTGACATTTAATATGTCTTTGTTTCTAACACCAGAGTTTTCATTTTGGCTATATATTGGTTCTTGATATCTCATTAATAATCAATTTTTATTTCTTTAACTTCTAAATTTTTAGAATTTTTTAATCCATAATTAACTGGATTCACCAATCCAGATGTATCTTCAGCTTTTGATAGGTTTTGTAAGTATGCAATGAACCCATTAAGATCAATGTAGTCTTCTTGTTGTATAGTACCAACAACAGAATTAACATACATAACACTACCTGTTGTGTTTGTGTATACATTTCCTACTACTGATGTTATTAATTGTGGCATATTTATAAATATCTATTATGATGTTAAAATTATTTATCCAAGTATTTTTTCGTTAATGATTGTCACTGTGCCTATAAATTCAGAACCATGATTCATCTGTGCTAAACAAAGGCTATCACATGTTGTTGTTATTGGTGGCTTTATTCTCAAATTTGGTCCACTTAATGTGTTTAATGGTACATATGACACATCAACACTAGCACACTCACCACTTATTCCATTTATAGGGCTCAAAACACTATCTCCACTAAATGGATTACCACAGAACAATGAAGAATAAGCTCTGTATTTGAATTTTTGTTGATCGAAAATAGTATTTGAATAAATTTTTACACTACCCCAAATAGTTGTAGATGGAATAACTTGTTCGACAATATCAACCCAATAATTACCCAATAGATCAGCAAATTGTTCCATTGTTATATAATCAAAATGAGAACTATTTGTATTACAATACATAGAGCTACTCATGTATCTATCATATAAAGCCCTAAGTGTAGGATAACCAGAAATTGTCTGTCTATTTTTAGCATCTATTAATTCAGATGTCATAAAATATTCAAAATCTTCAACTACAGTAATTGCTGATAATGATTGTGTTAATAAATCATCAAAACTAATTTTATCATCACCACAACATGTTGTTAAACATGAATTACAATTGGTTACTCCAGTTAAAAGACAAGTATTGTCTAGTAAATATGTCCAGACATCAGTTTCAATAGCAGATGCTAAGCTAACATCTAAGTCTACTTCTTTTGAATTGATAACTAAACGTTCATCGTTTACATCATAATTCGTTTGTCTAATTGATTGGTTGCGTTGATCGTTTGAGATTGAGAAATCTCTATTAACACTGATTGTATTTGCTGACCATGATTTTTTATTATCACGAATTCTATCCAATTCAAAACCTGGTGACTGTGAAACGAATAAATCATTTCTATCCACACTTGTACAAACCTTATTCAAGAATATATTATCTAATAAGACACAAAACTCACCACAAGTATGATTGATTTTTAAACTTATCGTAATTTTTTGATCTCTTATTTGACTTAGAATTGTAGGATCAGAAATTGTTGTTGTATAGTGTAACCACTTGGATGCAAATGCACCATTAGGTATACTTCCACTAAAAATATTTAAACCATTTGTCGATCCACTTAAACCAGATTCAATATATAAATCCTGTGCTAAATTTTCCAACACAGAATCACATATATAGACATTTGGTAATAACGGATTCACTAAATTAAGATTCAATGGCGTACAACCACTAAATGTTGTTTCAGAACTACTAGGATCACCACAAACATAAAAACCACTGATAGGGTGAGATGTTAAATAAGAGTATAAATTTCCAGCACCAATTGCTTGGAATAATGTATCACCAGTATAAACAGTTTGAAGAGTATTTGCAGATGTTATTATATCAACAACCATAGAAACATCTAACGCTTCAAACATATCTATTGGTCTTGTGCATGATATTATCGTCTCAGTAAATGTTGTACCAGAATTAGCTAATTGAGATGTTAATGAGTCCACTAATGCATTACAAGCAATTTGTTGATCTATTAAATCAGACAATTGATTCATTAACGATGTTCTAGTTCCAAATGGTATTGTACAATCACCAAGCAATGAAACTCTACTTAATGAATTTTGATCAACGATAGCTTGAACATCCTCACATGTATATGATGCTGGATCACCATTTAAATATCTTTGATAATTTATTGGTCCTAATATGTTAGCCCAAGCTGATAAACCTTCAGGTTCTCTTAAACAATATGTCTTTCCATTTACTACAGTACTAGACTGTGATACTCCACTTGTTGTTCTAGTTGTTTGTGAATTACCTATTGGACCAAAACCTGTTCTACCAAAATTCATCAATGATGAATCAGAAACATCTGTATGTGTTGCTAGTATTGGTTGTAATTCACAAGTTATCGAATATGGAGTTAATAATATTTCAGCATTAAGATTATTTATCGCATTTGTTATTGATTCACAAATAACTAATTGTTCTTGTAATTGAGATTGTAGTTGCGTATTCTGATTTGCTGTTTCTATTATAACTGGTGATGAAACAATACTACCTGTCATTATTCCACTTAGTGTTTCACATTTAATTTTAAATAAATAATCAAAATCAATGGTTAAAACACAATTCTCATTTACATTAGAACTACTATAGAATATTGAACCATCATTTCCATTAGGATTTAATACAATCTTGAAAACATTATCTAGTGTACAAGATGGAGCATCAGACCATTTACATGTTTGAGAATTTATATCGAAAAAATATTTAGAACTTAAAAATTCACAACATTGTTTAGTTAAAATAACTGGTGTTAACACCCCTAAATTGTTAGGAACATATACAGAGACACTTCCGTCTTGATTTTCCAGGACTTGACCGTTCACTGCCATAAGTGTACTCATGTCAAAACATTTAGTCGTTGTATCTGCTTGTGTTATATCCATTACTTATAAATATTCATTTTCATATTTTATTATCCTACTTGTGTACCGACAACTACAACAGCCGTTCCAACACCGCCTACACCACCAACTGAAACTGTTGTTCCGCTTTGAGGTGTTGAAAAACATGAGGCGTTATTTACTGCTCTATTATAGTATGTATTATATATAACACTAGAATTACCTAATGCCAAATCTTCAACTCCTAAACTAGTTAATTGACATCCATATCCTATCATACCAGTAAATGGGTCTATGATGTTAGGTACTGGTGTTGTATAATTAGCAATACAATTACAACCATCTGGTGTTACTACTGATGATGTTCCATCTGCTTGTGTAAATTGCAAGTAACTTAAATCAATACTCTCAAATTGAGAATTTTGCATTGTTATTATTATTGGTGTTTGTTGTGCTTTCCATTTACATGCTATTATACAACCACACTTGCCAGAATTATCACAACAAACATATCCAGAATTAAAAATAACATTCAGTCTAAACTCATTATATATAAATGGTGTTCCACCAATCATGCTACAACACTCTTTAGATGAATAATTTGTTGTATTAGGTATTGGATTTCCATTATTATCTTTAAGAATCGATCCATCAATATTGTATTGATAGTATTTAAATATGTATAATCCATCTGAAGTATCATCTAAAGGTGGTGACACCATAGTATCAGTACATGTTTTTGGTAATGGTGAATTAACATCAAGACAAAGACTCAATACATTATCATTACCATCAACAACACATCCACAATCATTATATAGTATGGATGGATTTGGGTCCAATTCAATGGATGGAGTAAATACAATACAATCACTTATATCACTACCATTATCATTTACAACTTCAACGGTATTTACCGTTGTTGCAGTTGTTATTCCAGTATCAAATGATCCTGAATCATAATTTGTATATAAATTTGTTGTATTCGTTGAAAATGTTTCAGAGCTTATTGTTACAGCTGAAAAATTTGGAATCAATGTTCTGAATTGATTTATGTAGGCAAAACCACCATCGTATGGACCTAAGTGTGGGTTATTACCAGTCAATATATCAATGGTTGAACCACTACCACCTGTTTCTCTATACCATAATCCATTACTTTGGTAATACATATCTGGTGTATCTGCTAGTGGTCTTGGATATCCATCAGAATCTATTGGATAAACTGAAAGATCAGTATTCAATCCATTTAATTCCAATAATGAAACGAATAAATCAATATCTATTGGTCCTTCAGCTTTATAAATATATTCATTGAACTTGACCAACCCTTGTGGCGCACCAATAAATCTTAATAAAAATTCAATTGACTTTCTAGCACCCTTTGATTTCCATAGCCAAGGTGTATTTAAAATTATTCTTCTCCATAGTTCTGTATCTGCTTCTACTGCTGTTAAGCCAACAGATTGACCAGAGTATGTTGATTGTCTAGTTGTCACATAATTAGCCAATAGATCATTTTCCAACACCGAAGAAACCAACTCCCAACCTAATACCCTTGCTAGATTCTTTAAAAAGATATCTGGTGTATTATCTTGTTTATCGTATGTTACAACATTTGCAAAAGCAATACCACTAATGAAATTATTTATCTCATCGAATGATACTCCATATAATTGAAGAGTTTTATTCATTTTTTGTCCAGATGTGTCTTGATCTAAATCAGACAAATGAACAGGTGTTGTATCAAATGCAGTTATTGATTCTGAGACCAAGAATCTATTCATTAGATTACTTTGGATCAAATCATTATCTGTTGCTATATTTAATAATTTAGTAGCATAACTTAAATATTCTGTTGTATCGAAATCAATGTTGTAACCATCAGAAACTGGCCAAGTAACAGTATCAGTAACATATAATATAATTCCATTATCTGTTTTTATTGGATACTTAAATGAGGCTGTGTAAATAGGTATGACATTTCTACTTAATAAGTAAAATTCAAAATCTGGCAATGAATTAAAAAATGTTTCTTCTTTTATCTTCTCTGGTTTAATATGATAATTAACCTTCGCTGATGTTGTAAGACCAGAAAACGGATTTCCTTGTACTGTGAAATATACAAAATCATTTGTTGTATAAGTAGCTCCAGTAAATCCTATTACTGGATATTCAATACCATTATAAGATACAACATAAGATGAGAAATTTACTGTAACATTTCTTAAATCATTACTTGCATTATATGTGTTTATTATAGAACCATTCTTTAATATGTTTAAACCAAATTTATTGTTGATGAATGTTGTATCAATTCTAAAGCTTGAGATTTCTGTTAATGAATCATATGTGTAATTTTCAAATGTATAACCATTTAAAATTTTACCACTTGCTGTTTGTGAAAGTGGTAACATATATAATGATGCTGGCCACTTCGTTATTATATCCTCTAAAGAAACTCTAATAAATTCGCTTAATGAACCAAATAAAGCATAATAATTAATATTGGTTTTATCTAGATTTAAAATTACACTTGCATTATCAGATAATAATGCTTGTGTTTGTGATAGGGATAAATCAATATCAGATAATGAAACAAAATTAGAAAATTTATTGGTAATGAAGGTTTTGTCACTCTTAGGTTCAAGATTTGTAGTAATGGCAAAATTACCCATTGTAAACAATGGAGTACCACCATTACTAGCAAGTTGAAGACCCACCAAATCTGGAGTAAAATTTCTATATTCTATTCCATCAGTGTAGACAACCTTTTGTGCATAACCAGCTACTTTAATTTTATTGTTGCTCATCACCTAAATTTAAACAGTAGTTATAGTTGTAAATGTTTTATTAAAATCAATGCTTGTTCTTTCTTCTCTAACTTCAAATAAAGGTTTACCACTGAATCTATCTTTAATTTCAAATAGATCATATTGTTTATAGATATCATTATTAAAGTTGTAAATTGTATAGATACCATCTTCAAGTGATTTTGTTTGATTACCAAATAATGCAATTGCAAGTGTTTCAATATCATGTTGAACCATTTCCACTTCAAGCATGATTGGATTGAAGAAGGTATTGGTTATGATAACTTGTTGGTTTGGCTGACCAATAAAAGGCAACGCATTTGGTTTAACACTAGATGCTGATGCTGGTGAAAGAGTACAAAATGTAAGTGTTGAGTTATCATTGAAGCGATAACGAATTGCTTTTTGATTTGTATTTGTAAGATTTTGATTAACTGGTTCTGCTCTGTTATTTGATGTAATTACTCTGAAGAAATTATTAATCTTAGCATCAGATGCCATTGTATTTGTATTCAAGTATTCAATTC